CACTATTAGGATAGGTTTGAGCTACATCAACAACTTCTTGTATGCTTGTAAATCTAAAAGCATTTTGAGTTTCTGTATTTGGAGCATCTTTTGTATCTCGTAAAACTCTTATATCTACGGGAAAATCACCTGTTATAGCAATTCTATGATCTTTTTGATAAGCATCTGCTGATCTGCCTTCAACTTTAGAATCAACTACATCTGTATAACCACCGCTATTATATTGAACTTGTATTCTGTATTCGACAGTGCTTCCTCGAATGTCTCCATCCGTTTCAAATACTTGTAATGCGGGCCAGGTAAGCGTAACAATTACAGCATCAGCACTAGCACTTGCTGGGCTTCTTGCTTCAATTCGTTTTGTTTTCGAGCCAGTTATAGCTCCACTAGAAGTTCCATCAGCATTTACCACCTCAACATTAAGACCGTCTGTGTCTATTGATCTAGTTTCACCGATATTAGGAATACCTGTCATTGCAGCTTGATTAGACGTTCCAAACTCTGTTTTTAGCTGTACGTTTTGAAAATTAAATTTAGATGTTTCAGGACTATTAACGTCAGCACTAGAATCTAAAATAGGTAAATCGTCTAGAAATATATCTTTTAAACTTGCATTATTATATGCAGTTGTTCCTTTTGTAAGTCTTGCTTTTGAAGCACTAGCAAATCCTTCTATTTCTCCTTCCGACAACAAATCTTGAATAGTAACAAACTGTTTACTGTGTAAGGTGTCAGGAGCACGATAAGGAGGTGGGGGTGGTTTTGGTCTACTACCAGCACCTTTAATGATTTTAGGTTCGTCTGTCATCCTTCCACCTGATTAGTGTCAACTGCTGCACTTATTACAACACTTCCTGTAACTATTTCACCATAAACTATTGGAACGGGAGTACCAGCCCTTGATGTGTTTTGCACTCCACTAAAGCTAAAAGATAGCTGTGGATCCTCTTCTGAGTTAAATTCTTGAGGTTTTGGCAATGGAAATAATAATTCAGAAACTCCTTGTAAAACTAAAGAAGCACCAACATATACTGCTGCTTTAGTCAAAAATCCTAATTGACCAAATGCAGTAATGCCAGCAGCTTGAGTTTTAGCAAAAGAACTGAATCCTAATGCTGGATTCATAAAAGCAAAACCTATTAATGCTGCACCTAATAATATTTTCCCAAATCCTCTACCAGCACCACTTATAGCTGGAATAAAATGTATATCTTCCTGTCCGACAGGATACGCTAATTCACTTTCATCAATATCATAATTACCAACTTTTACTTGATAATATTTAGGGCCCATAAATCGTTCTACTTCTGGAAAATTATGTATCAGAAAACTAACAGCTTTGCTTACACTATTTACTTCTACTTCAAACTCTTTATGACCAACGAATTTCGCTAGTTCTCCATATAATTTTACTTTACGAAGCATAGCGATACCTCTTTCCTGTACATTTTAACAGCCATTCAGAATAAGGCTCTCTACAAGATAGTCTATCGGTTAAATGATGAATAACATCTCCTTCAAAAAATAATGCTACATGATTTAAAGTTGGGTGCAAAATGCTCATAAGCAGTACATCTCCATCTTGTAATTTTTCTTCTGGTCTAAGCTCTCTAAAATTAGTTCGCCAAGCACAGTCCTCAAACAGAGGTTTGTTATTAAACTCTTCTAATGTTGTTGGTCTTTCCCAATCTCTAAGTTCGATATTTTTCTCTTCTTTATACCAATCTCTAACTAAACTCCAACAGTCAGTTATACCCCATACCCATTGACGACCCAACAAAGGTGGTTTATATCCGCATGGTTCTAAATATGCCCATTGTTCTGTTTTTGGATTGACGATATACCAAGGTAAATTACTATCTTCGCAACTAATCTTATCTGCCTGACTAGGATTAGGAGGTGTTATTGGGTGGCTGTGAACCACTCCAACTATTTCTCCTGTATTATCAGCCTTTACATAATCTTCTGGGTCGATAATAAAACATTGATGTTCTGTCATAGAAAGATTACGACAAGGAAAATATCTCTCTTTACCCTTTATGTTCAATAATAAACCACAAGATTCTTTTGGATCTTCCCTTTGAGCATGAAGTAGTGCTTTATATTTCCAAGTCATTGAACAAACGTACCAATAGAGGGGAATATCGACCTAGTGCACTGACGCTTGGGTATTCTAACTCCTGCTAAATCCGTAGGAGCAGCAAGTTCAAATTCAACAATTTCTCTAGTTTCTGTTGATTTACGATCTATTGCATATACTTCTTGAGGAAACTCAGCAGTCGGATCAGCAGTTGCATTTATTCCATCGGCAAAATTAACAGCATCAATAAATTTAGCTAATGTTCTAATTCTTGTAACAGTAGCTCCTGTCAAATCATTACCAGTTGTTGTTTCGTTGACAGATAGCAATATTGATGAAATTAGCCCTGTTGCGTTACTGATACTTATTTTTGGTCTAGGTAACTGCCCTTTTTGAAAAGCAAAACCTGATGCTTGAATAGGAAATCTAAGATATTCATTAGTAGCCCAGACTATTTTGCCGTTTGCATTGAGATTGCTTCCAGCATGAAATCTATAGATTGTATTCGCACCATGTAATGCAGTAGATAACTGAAGTGTGAATAACTCAATAATTGCTGATGGATTTATGTCTTGCAGACTGCTGAATACTGATGCGTTTACTGACATTATGAAGTAGGTTCAAATACTTGTCTAAAGGTGGCTTGAATTGTAGCTCTGTTGTTGTACGGTATTGATTTACTCCAGTTTTCACAAACAAATTCAGAAGATGAACTTTCTCCTGGTGGAGTAAAAGTAAAGCTATCACTATCGTTTGCTCTAGCATCTAAAAATGTTTCTATCTCATCTGATTCTGTCTCTGAAACATTAAAAGTAAGTTGAAAAACTTTTGGATTTTGATGTTGAGCTAATCCAAATAAAATTCTATGTTCATAACCATCAGCAAAACGAACAGTACGAGTTAATGGTTCTGATCTTTTTTGTTGTCCATAAGTAGGTTTTATTGAGGGAAATGTAGCCATTATGCAAGTAATCCTCCTGGTCTTTTCTGTTGTAATATTTCAGATTGTACTGCAACTGAGATAAGTCGACCAAGTTCTCTACTCTGCTGTTCATCTCCCTCAATGGAAGAACCAGAAGCATCTACATTAACTACAACATTTGTTGTACCACCAAGTGCATGATTTGGTGTAATAGTTCCAGAAACCCCTGGGCTAAACATCTCAGGCCCACGTTCTCCTACTAAATAACTACCACCTCTTTTAACTGGCCCACCTTTTGCTTTTGGCTCAAAAACAGTTTCTACAAAACCTCCACTTGCAATAGTTGAAGCATCAGACATACTCATACCAAAATCATCACTTATGGCTTTTGTAGTAGGACTAGCAAAAAAGTTAAATCCAATTCCTAATATTTTCATTTGTATTTGTTTTGCAATCATCTGTGCAGCCATATCTAAAAAATGATCTGCTGTACGCATAAATAAATTACGCAATGCTTCTTGAGCACTCATAGAACCTTTTATTAAACCTTTAAATGATTCTCCAAAAGCATTCCCAAGAGTATCTGCTAATGTTGTTAACTGAGTGATTGGATCCATTAACATTTCCAATTCATCTCTAACAGCAGCTATATTTTCAGTTAGTTTTAACCCCATCGCACGTTCAAATTCAACTCCTAACTGATTAACAGCATTAGTTTTATCTTGTAAATTTTTTCCTAAAATTTTATCAATTCTAATATCTCTAATATCTTCTCCTGTTACTACAGCATTACCAGCACCAGGACCTTGTCCAAAGAGGTTTAAATATCTATTACCTAAAGTTCTTCCAAAACCCATAAAACGATCAAAATTATTTACTTTACTTTTATTTCCTATTTTTTCATTTTCCCTTACTTTAATAATTTCATCTTGCAATCTTTTCTGAACTTTTAAACTACCTTCAGTTCTTAACATCATCAGCAACTGATCTGCACGTTCTCTGCCAATAATTTTTTCAGCTTCTTGAATATCATTAATTAACTGGACATTAGTTTTTAATCCTTTGATTAAATTAAATGTAGCTTCATCTCCAAATGTAACTAATAAAGAAGTCCTCATCGCAGCATCAAAAGCTTTAAAACTTTGTGCAGCTTGCAATGCTTCTTGTTTTGTCATTCCTAAAGTTTTACCTAATTTTTTAATATCTTCAGATGTAAATGTTGCTGAACTACCTGTGGCTAATATTGATTGATTTACTTTATCAATCTGTTTTTCAAACTCTTTTCCTTCTGCAATTCTTGTAGCAATCGCAGTACCAGCTATAGACAAACCAAATCCAAATGGGCCTCCTAATGCTCCACCAACTGCACCACCGATACCACCACCTAAAGCACCTCCAATACCTTGACCAAATAATAAAGGAAAACCTCCACCAATAAGAGCATTACTGAATCCACCAGAAATTCTTCCTGCTCTACCTCTTGGATTAGCAAACACCCCTCTAGGATTTGCACCTGTACCAATACCTAATTTACCTAAAGGCCCAGGTCTTACAGGGCCAATAGGTTGAGAATAGGCTTGATTTCCAAAAGCTTGTATTCCTTGTGCTTGATTTTGAGCAACTATTGTACTTATTTTTTTTGTATCAGCTTGTATTTTTTTAGCGTTTTTATTAAATTCTTTAAAACCACCACCTAATTTTGCACGATTAGATCCAGCAGCAGCAATTTCTCTTTCTAATCTTGATTGTGATAGATTTGCTAAAATTCTACCTTTAAAATTTCCAGGACCAAGCATTTGATTAGGACCTGCCATTGGACCTTGCATTGGCATAGGACCTTGCATTGGCATAGGACCAATAAATGGTTGTGGGCCAAAAGGTACAGGAGTTCTTCCACTTATACGATTTTGTTTTCTTCTATTTCTATCTATAGATTTTTGTGTAGCACTATCAAAAACAGTAGGACTTGATACTTGTGACGCACTTCTACTGAATTGAGCAAAACCTGATTGATTACTTCTTATACTTTGTAAAAGTCTTTCTCTCTGTTGATATTCTTTATTTAATTCTCTTTCTGCTGTTACTAATTCTCTTGCAGCTTTTTTTTGGGCTAAAGTACCTGATGCAACAGCGTTAAAACTTGCTTTTGCATCTCCTAATACTTTATTTAAGTTTTCAAAACTTCTTATAAACAGTTGCTGATCTTTGGCAATATTTTTTAGAGTTTTATTTAAACCATCTACTTGTAATTTTGTAGTTTTAACATCTTTATTAAAAGCAGTTAATTGTTTAGCACCTTTTAAAGCAACAGCAATATCAACATTATAATTAGCCACTTGCTATAAAAATTAAGACATTTTCTCTATATTACCTTCTTTTGCCTCGTAAAGCACTAGATCTTTGTGCTTGTTCTTTTTGTTTTTCATATTCTTCACTTTCAAGTTCTGCAAAAGCAGCCCACCCTATCATCTCTTCAATAGTCAAAGTATCACATAATTCAGCGACAGTTTTATGTAATTGTTTTGCTAAAGAAAATAAGAATTTCCAATCATTATTTGCTTTTCAAATCGGCTTTAGCCTCTTTAACCTCCTTATCAGCACCAGCATTAACCATTGCTAATTGTATTTCTTCAAGTACAGATGATTGAATTTCTCTTCTTAATGAAGCCTTATCTCCATCTTGAAAGAGTCTTGTACCATCCTTATCCAAAGCTTTATCTATCATCATCTGCAAAGCATAATCGTTCATATCATCAGAACTACTTTTTTTCATAATGCCTTCTCTTTCAGCAATAGTTAAAGGATGCCAATAGATGCTAAGAATAATTTCATCATCTTGTTTGACATCATGCTTGTAAAGTTGAGAGACTCCAAATTTGTTTTTTAAAAGATCAACTGCTCTAGTCATAAAATTAGTATACTTACTTTAGTATACTAAGCGTTTGCGGTAAATTGGCAAGATATTAAGCCAAGGAAATGTGAAGAGTCATCTAATTCAATAGGAGCAGGGCCGACAACATCAAGCACTCTAGGATCACAACTAAAAGTATCTGTATAAGTAGAAGCATTTACAGAAGTAAGTCCATCAATAACAGCTTCACCTAATTCAGATAACGTAGCACTACCTTTTCCTCTAGGAACATAAATATTACATTGAATTACACCAGAGTAAAAATCCTGTGATGCACCTTGAGTTTGTGTCGTAGCTTGTGCAAAATCTATTGACATAACAATATATTTTTTAGTCTTACCAGGAGTCTTATAAACCATATTGTCATAAATCATTTCTACAGTTGGATCAACATCTGCAACTGCATCGGTAACTGCTTTTTCAAAAGCTGCTCTTGTGTTAACTAAAGTCATAAATTTTCGTAATCAACAAATACAGAACTAGGATCACTAAATCCACCAATACCTTTTCCTTTAAATCTAACATTATCAGATTTACCTCTAACACCAGTACCAAAGGCAGCAATACCTAGTTTTGGTTTTTCAGTAAATATTCTATCTATAAGTGGTTTTAACTTCCCTTGAACATATTGAGGTATTTGACTATTAGGAGAAGCTAAAGCTCTAGCTGCATATTGTGATCTATTACCAATGAATACTTTAGAAAAAGGTTTAAAATAAGGTATCGAATCAATAAATCTAGGTTCAATTACTGCTTGAGGATTATTTTGTCTTCCATCTCTTCTAGGTTTTATATTACTCCAAGGTGCGACTGATTCTCTTGCTTCGTCAGGTCTGGGTCTTTGCGTACCAGCTGTCCAACTAGAAACAAAAAATCCAGTATCAACAGGACTATATTCTTTTGTAGATAGATCAGTTAATACAGCACGAACAAAAGTATTTAAATCACGTTCTAAATTACCAGTAAGATCTTTTTCTATATTTTCAATACCTGTAGCTTTAGCCATCAGAACCTCACCAATAATGTAAACAGATAAGTCTGTCCACCTTGCCTTGTATCTATATTAACTATCTGTCCTACTCTTGTAGATCCAGCATAAGTTAATGTAACTTCATCTTCAAAACTAGGTTGATTATCTCCAATCAAATTAGGTGTAATATATATCTTTGCTTCTCTTCTCTCTCTACCATCATCTTCTGTAGATTGAACAAACTCAACAGGAACTTTTAAATCTGAATACGTTGTATCAACAGTAATATTTTGTCCTGTTTCTACGTTATAACTGGAAACTCCTTTTTTTGTATAAACGATAGTTGAATCTAAAGAACTACCTAAATCAGCAACAACTTGTTTAGCTACATTTTTTAGTAATGAATCTAATTGACCTGCCATTATCCTCTAACTACTCTCATCTGAAAAGTACCTGCTCCACCAAGCATATACGCTCCAAGATAACTTTGTAACCAAGGGTAAACATCAAGAATATTATTTATAGATCCAGTTCCCTGACTTGCAGTATTGTATTTAACCTGTATATCTCCTAATCTTACTTCTTCAAAATTACCATCTTTACCAGTTGTACCAGTAATAGCATCAGTATCATTTGCCAAGGCTCTAGCTAATTCATACTGTGCATATTTAATATTTAACGGAATAGTTGAACAAGCCAACTCAACACCATCTACTTGATAATTATTTCTAGGAAATTTAAGTGCCTGACCATCATCACATCTATCTCCGTAAAATACAAAACTATCAATCCATCTTGTAGCTGATATTAATGCTCTGTTTTTTTGATCGTCTGTTTTATTTGTCCAAGTT